CCATCAAAATAATAGATACCAGCTTTAACATCAACCTGAAAAGCAAAACCTATTACATCAGAAGACGGATTATCTGTATATGTTGTAGGCGATTGGCCAGTATCTCCAAGATTACGAATTTCTGCATAGATGTCACCAGATTGATCTATAGTTAACTTTGGATTATTTGCTACTGTGTTGTCTGCTTCTAAAGCAACAATATCTTCTCCTGGAATAAAACGATTGGTTATTCCATCTGCTGCGGTTCCTATAACTTTGCAGTAAAGAGTTGCAATATCTCTTGATTCTGTGACACATCCGCACTCAGATGTATCAATAACCTGAAACTTAACACCACTTGTTACACCAGTTATAATTTTGTTTCTAAAAGTGGTTAGATAACTTATAACATTCTGAGAGTTATATGTTGGTTCTAATTTTAAGAAATGTACTTGATTATCATAGTTTACTGATCCTGGAATTACCTGAGAACCATTTTTAAAAATATGATCGCCAAATCTTGAAACTTGTGATTGCAGAATAGTCTGCATTTGAGTAAGTTCTCTGGCTTGGACTGCATACCCTGGTCGGAACAAAATTCTATAAAAATCTTTGTCCTTGTTAAAATCGTCGTAATACGGTTCAGTATTAAAATTTAGTGCCATTGGTTCTTCTCTTTGTTTGGTTCAAATTATTTATGTTAGAATTTTATAACTGTTCTTAATGTAACAGTTTCAGCCCCTGATGGTGTAAATCCACCCTTGTTATCAATAAACATCATCTGACCAGAATATTTATCCACTGTCGGTGTGCCTACAGTTGATACAGTAAAAGTTTGTAGATTAGCATTTTGAAAAGTATCATTTGCTAATGGAATATCATTATCTAATGATTGTAATAAAATACTGCTAGATGTTGCAGTTACAACTCGATAGTTCTTAACAATAGTTTGAGATATATTTGCATTTCCAGAAGTAACATTAATTGTTCTATTTACATAAACTAAACTATCTTTAGGAAAATTATTTACGTTAATACTTGCTGAAACTATAAAACATGCAGAGCCTACATTAGAATTAAAGAACGATGTACTATTATATGCTCTAGGATTTTTTAATATACCAACCTGTCGATAATCATTATTTACTTCTAATCCTTGGTTTAAGTCCGTTGATATATTTCCATAAAACATTAAAGTTTTAGCAAACAACTCATCTGGTGCATTCTTACCGTGACCACCATATGGAGAAATAATAGCACGAGCAGTTGCAGCGTGGCCAGAACCTGTTATAGTAATATTAGCATAACTATAATTTAGACCCCTATTAAGTATATTAATTTTAGAAATACTACCAGTTACAGAATCAATTTCTGCTTCTGCTCTTGCTCCAGTACCATCTCCTTCAATTAAAACAGAAACTGTACCATAATTATATCCACCGCTAACTACTTTAATGGCATCGATAGTTCCGGAAACAGTTAACATTTCGTTATTTGCTTGTAGAGAATCAATGTTACCGATATTTAAGTTGGCAACTAATTCTGCTCCTACACCACCACCATCTGTAATAACATTTAATTCTGCAAATGTGTAACCAACACCACCATCTTCTACTATTACACCACTTACTTGTCCGTTCTCAATAATTGGTATTAATTTTGCATCTGACAGAGAGGTATAAACAACAAATTCTGGTTCTGTTGTTCTAGAACCAGTAATAGTTATTTCTGGTGCTGTTGAATATCCAGCACCATATTTTCTAACAGATGTGGCAGTAGCAGTTTGGCCAGCATAAGTTAATGTTGCTGTTCCATTTGTTGCAGATGAGGAGCCATGTGTTGGCGCTACTAAACCAGTAGTTCCTGCTACCGTAACAGTGTATAATCTATTTGAAAAGAAAATTTGCTGATTTAAAGTTAATACAGTACTAGGTGTCCACTCTGTACCAATTATAACTGTTGGATCACTAGTATATCCAGCACCTTGATTTGTCACTGAAACATATAATACTGTACCATTATGCATTTTTGCTATAGCGGTAGCTCCAGATCCTCCACCTCCAGTAATTGTAACTGGTGGTGTAGAAGTATAACCAGTTCCACTAGTTATCATTGTGACATCTCTTAAAGAACCTATTAAGTTAATACCTGTTATTTCACCAGATGTTACTGTTAGCGTCGCTGTTGCTGTAGTGCCAAGATATTTTAGAACTGCAGTGCCATTTCTGACAATTCCATTAACGTGTGTAGGTTCATTTAATCCTAGCGTGCCAGCTGTAATTACTTCATAGAAATCTTTAGTTGAATTAAAAATTTTCTGTCCTAAAAATACAGATGAACTTGCTATAAAAACAGAAGCATTTGTGATAGGGTCAGAAAATGATATAGTTGGAGTAGTAAAACCAGATCCACCATTTATAGCACTTACTGTCTCAATATAAATTGGATCTGCCTCTCGATATCCGTCACCATTTACTAAAATAGTTGCAGATGCATATCCAGAGCCTTTATTAAAAATAGTAATAGTATCTAATGTGCCGTTATTATAAAACTGATTTGTTAGTGCTGAAGATACTGGAATTTGATCTCCAGTTAGAAATTTATTTCTAAGACCAATAGGAACATTATACATGTATTTCCAAATATATCCGTCAGATAATATAATTGGTTCAATCTGGGTGCCAACTGGTTTTACTTTTGATGGTGAATTGTTATTGTTATCTAAGCATTTGTATACGTTAAATTCGTCTGTAAGAACATAAAATATTGCATCTTCTAATCTTTGTGCACCAGATGTGGCTTTATTTAAAACTGCTTTAATTATTGCTCCAGAGCCACTTCCTCCTGTTACAGTTACTGTAGGAGTAGATGTATAACCAGTGCCTCTAGAAACTAAATCTGTTCCGATTAATTGTCCAGATCCACTATCAATAACTGCAGTATAAACTGCACCAGATCCTCCACCTCCAGTAATAGTAATTGTAGGTGGAGTAATATATCCACTTCCACCTTGTATCACATCTAATCCTATAATTTCAGTATTATATTCATCATCATACATATCATAGATAGCATCTTCAACCCAGTTGTAATTTTTATTTTCTTTAGTTCTAGGAATAACAAATGCTACATCATTAGGTTTAATTTCTTTAACAGTAATAATTTCATTTCTAACATTTCTTTCGTAAGCATAAGAATCTGTTGGATATGGAGGAGTATCATCTGTATTCCATTTTAATGTTTTACCAAGAAAATAATAATAAGAAGAGTTTTTAGTGATAATATCACGATATACCCCCTCTGCTAAAGACTTATGCAGAATATCCTTAATTAAGGATGAATGCCCTGTTATGTGAGCCATTTAAATTAACCTAATAGAAATTATAATTAACTTACTGTAATAACCCAAGTAATTGCGATTGTGTCGCCTGCACCTTTGTTAACCACTGGAAACGTAGTTCTGCATAACATTACACTGCCTGGAGAAGTAGAACCATTAAAGATACCAGCTTCAGTAATAGCACCATCACCAGTGCCTGCTGGGAAAGTAGCAGTATATGTAATAGTATTATTTGCTACAGCAGAACCTGAAAGAGTTACTCTACCAGTTTGAGTTTGCAATGCTGTATCAGTAATTGCAGCTGCAGTAGTACCAGTACCAATAGCCATGTGTGTCATGGATGCTGGTGAATTGGTAGTAGCTGTCATCTTAGAGGCAATATAATTTTTACCTGTTGTAACTACTAAATTTGGAACCTGAAATTCTCTAATTACTTTTCCAAAAGAATTTGTTTGGATTACTTTAACTAATCCAGTAACTTTCATTTCGTCTTGAATCGCATGTTTATTCATAAAAATCTCCTTTATTAACTGCTAAAAATAGCATCTCTGTTATTAACGTATATTTCTGAGAAATAGTTACCTTCCTCGTATGGATCTTTTACCACATATCCAAATTCAGGGGTATTGATAAAAAGAACGGGCATTTGGATATATTTAGTTCCGTTCATTTCAACTACTATAAATTCGTCTACTATATTATCGTCAGTAGGAAGAACCGTATCTATATCATAGGTTAGTTGATTATCATTTATTAATTGTGTGTCTTCCTCTGACAACCCTATAGCAGTAACAAATTCTGTTTCTTGTATGTTAAGAAGCTCTTCTTTACCCATAGTTATAATTTTTTCTACGGGTTCAGAATCAGAGACAGTAACTGTTTCTGGATCTGCAAGTTTTCCTATAACACTTCTCACTATTGATGTTTGTCCATCGACAAAATTATTAATAGTAGGTTCTAGTAAAGTTATAGCTGGACTAGAAAGTTCTTTATAAAAGAATAACCTAGTAAGATCTTCAATAACTACTGGAACATCTTCGACACCAATACCAAGAGATTTTACTAATGATTCTAGAGCAATACTTAAATCAAAAGTATTTGAAATTTCAAATTCACCAAAAAGAGCTAAACCAGCTGGGTGAAGCATAGTTTTAACTGCGGTTTTATAAGAATCTAATCTCTCATTAATTCTAACTACATAAGAAAATATCTGATAATATTTACTATCTTGAATGTAGATAGAATCAGATAAAAAACCATTATTCGTTTCGTAATATCCTGGATATTTGGCGATCGCTGCTAAGCTAATTTCTATTAGTGCTGGTTTAACATTTGCAGTAGTTACAGTTTGTGTTTCAAAGAAAAACTCTTTAAGAGTAGTCCCAGCATATGCACCATCAACATAAGCAGGATCTATGTAGTCTACACTATTAATAAAACCAAGTTCTGATGTAGTAACTCCACGTTCTAAACCAACAACTAAATTTGTGCTTCCATTTAATGTAACGTAAATAGGTTTTACTGTATCCTCTACAGTCACAACTGTTTTTGATGTTAATGAGTCTGATGGTAAAATTGAAGCTGTGAAATCTGCAAGATAACCCACACCAAATTTAATAATTTGTGCGTGGAGAATTCCACCTGTATCGTTTATTTTAGTGACTTTAATTAATGTGCCAGTTCCAGTACTACTTTTAACTTCAAAAACTTGTCCTACACGAAACCCTTGCCCTTTATCATATATTCTTAAAAAAGATGTTGTGGGTAAAATTGTTGCTTTAAATGTAGTTCCATATTTAATAACATTACCTGGATTAACAACATCAAAAATATTTTCGGCTAAGAAAAATTCATATACTCCGTCACCCAATCTAACAATTCTATCAACTTCTCCAACAAGATCAAGTTTTTTATTAACTTGAACTCTAATTATTCTATTACCTTCTTCAATAGTTACTACCTTACCAATAATTTCTTCTGGATCGCCATAATTTACTTTAGCAAATACAGAACTTTCTTGATTCCATCTGCCATCAGAGGCACGGAGCATTTGTTGACCTGGATATGTCAACTGCACATCTTTACCAAACATTAATCTGAATAATAATTTATAAGATAACTCGCTGCCTTTAGTTAAATATTGGTCTTTTATTCTTTCTAATAAAAATCTTTCATTAGTAAGTGTACTAGGTAAATTGTAAGCTAATTCTTTTTTAAAATGAATTATAAATTCATCTAAAGTTTCATCTAAATCTTTAATATCATCTAAATCGACTTGTTCTGTTTGAAGATAAGCATAATATGCTTCTATAAATGAAACAAATGCTGGATAATCTTCCCTGATAAATTCAGGAATTTGTCTACTAACAACAGATGCAATATTTACTTTAGACATTATGATCTAATAGAATTAAATTTATAGTTATATCCAGCGCCAAGATCACCACTAGAAGTATTGTCTGCTATAGATGTTACAGTTAATTCTGTGGGAGATATCTGAACGATTTGATTTAGCGCAGAAACTACATCATACGAATCTGGTTTTACCAAAAATTCAAAACGACCACCATCTAAACCAGTTAGAGTTAAATTACGAACAACAATTATACCATTATTATAATCAATAGTACCAATAGTAGGATTTACTATAATTTTATCAAAATTTGTATTTAAGTAATACAAACGAACATTTCCTTCTCCATCATCATCTAAGTAATGCACAAATAAACTATTTGGTATAAAGAATCCAGTACTAGAAAATACATCCCCTAATTTATTTCCTTCTCTAGAAATTGGATTAATAAGAACCAATTTATATTCACTACTAATGTTGTAGATCGGATCAAACTCTCTCCTAATAGTTATTCGAGTTGTATTATTTGTTATTGCTTCATCAGATTCGTCAATAATTTTACTTAATTTTGAAAAACGTAAAACGCTATCGAATCTTTGTAGTTCAGTATCATTATAATTTAAAATTGCATTTTTTACAATAGTTTCTATCTGCGATGGTGTTTTATCTGTCTCTCTTGGGTTATAATAAACATACGTAGTTACAACTACGTTAAAATATTCAGGGTCTACAATTTCTGGAGTAATAGCAATAATATTACGAGAGGCTAATATATTATTTTTTAAAATGTCTTTTTCAGTAGCAGTTAATTTAGTAGCATCTTTTGGTTTAATACAGATATATGTTTTTCCATAAACAGGTGGGCTATTATCCTCGCCACCCCAAACACTAACAGATTCTGCTTGTGCGAAAAGATTATAAATTATAGCCTTATAATCGTCTGGGGTTACTGCTCTATTCTGAGCAGAATACATTCTTGGAGCATTAAATTTTATACTAGTAACATCTTCTGGTTCTGCACCACCAGTAGCTGGATTAATTGTTGTGACGCTTAAATTACTACCTAATAAAGTTATTCCATTGTAACTAAAATTAGTAGCGTTATTAGGAGCATCTAAACTTGAAACAAAGTAGTTTACTGTAATAACATTTCCATTTTGTAATGCTTCTCCAATAATACCGTCACCAAATATAAGTTCATATAAACCATCATCTATTTCTTTTATAAAAAATATTCTAGAATTAGAATCTACACTAGTAATGTTATCTGATAATGTGTATGTTGTAAATAAATCTGATGTAGCATTTTCTTGAACCCTTACAGTCAATGTTGATATATCAACATTAGGGTTTGATATGATATATCTTCCTCCAGGTGCTACCGTATATTTAAATTGTAATGGAGAACCTTCAATAATTTCTAAATTAGAGAAAATATATCTACCATTAGTATCTTGTTTTGTGCTAACATCTTCTATGTTATAGAAAGTATATGTGATATTATCTACATTAGTAGAAAATGATTGTCCAGCAGGTAGAGTTACAACCTCTGGGAATGATGTTGGTGC